AGTATCTTTTGTGTAGTCTGCCTTGCTAACTCATGAGCATCATCTCTTGTTAATGTACCTGATGTTCTCTTTCCATCATCTGTTACTCTATATGTTGTTTTCATCAATTCAGTAGTGAGGAGTTCTTCAAACTCTTCTCTGTTTGCTCGAATCATATCTATGTTGAAGTTTCTTGGAAAAAAGTTTTCATCAAAATAGTTTTCACCTGATTGCTGACGATTCTTTATATCATCTAATCTTTGCAATACTTCATTAAGCTCATCTGTTTTCTTTTCAATTGTCTTTGTGTAACTCTCATCCCAAAGCTTTCTTCTTGCTAAATGAAATTCTTGTTTTGCTCTACCATCTTTTGTGTATGGAATTTGCTTTCCATCTTTTTCAAAGAAACCTCTTTTCAAATCAGTTTCCATTTGCTTTATTTTTTCACGATTCTGATTTCTTTTTTCAATTCGTGAATCTAAATCTTGTCTTAATCTAAATGGTTTACCTCTTTCAAAGTTTGCTCCACCTAATAATCCAACAGCTTCCTTCTCAATCTTTTCATTCTTAAATGTCTTTATCATAAAATTGATTGCAGCATTTTCCATATCAGTATCGCCAGCTTCACCTCGTATATATCTTACTGTTACATCGTGAAAGAATTGTTGCTCTGTTTTTTGCTGACCACCACCCATTAATCTTCTTGGTGTTTGATATAACTTTTGCCACTCAACTTGTTCAAAAGAAAATAAATTTTCAGCAGAACGTAATGGTGACATACCAACTGATTGTAAATAAAAACTTCTCATTTTGATTGTAAAGTCATAAAGCTTTGCCATGTGCTTTGCTTTATTCTGATGAACACTATTACCCAGCTTAAATCCACGCTTTATGAGTTCAAGATTCAATCCGCTATCAAAACCAAGCTTCAAGATATAATATTTAGATATTGCTGTTGCTGTGCTATCAGTTAGTAAATCTTTAATAGGATTAAAAATAAAACGAAACAACGGACTCTTAATATAAATATTTTCAGAAAACTTCAATCCTTCATTAAATTTTTCTAATGCTTTTCTTCTAAATCGTATTGCTTTTGAATTATCATTAGCTCGAATATTCAGTTCTTCTACACGATTAAGAATAGCAGTTTGTGCATCTTCAAGTTGTATAATACGCTTACCAACTTTATCGACCTTTACATACTGCCTTAACTGGTCAACATGAATGCTGTCTGATGGATTATACTTTTCATCTTTATTGACACCATACTTTTCTTGCTTCTTAGTAACTGGATTATATCTACCTTCATCTTTAATTTTTGTAAGAAACTTTTGAAACTCAGGTGTATTTAGCTTTGCTATTTCTTTACCCATCTTTGATGCTTCTTCTTGAAGAATAGGTACTTGTTTGTCATAAGCATTCTTATTACTTATTAACTGGTCTCGGTCTGCAAGAGCTTCAATCTTTTTTGTATCATATACTTCATCACCAACTTTAAATTGTTTTATTTTTCCTTCAGCAACTTTTTTAGAGTCTTTGAATATTTTACTACTTTGTGTTTGTTTATTTTCAGCTTGCTGTTGTTTGAGATACTCAATTTCTTTTGTAATCTTAGCTGTATAATCATCAACAGTATCACCAACAGAGTTTGCTAATTGTTGAATTGCTGATTTATCTTTTAATATAAGTTGTCTGTATCTGATACCACTAGAAACTTCTGCTGCTTCTTCAATAATGTCATCTATTTGTGCTTTACTAAAAGGTAGCAAAACATCTTCAATAAATCTGTCACCTCTTGGTTTTGTATTTGGTTTTCCTGTTGTTCTTATCTGTTGTTCTTTAATTGCATGCGTTGCTTCATCAGTATGTTTATTACTAAAAGCAACACCTTTAGAAAAATTATCAGCACTATTTCTAAATGCTTTTGCTTGAGCTGTTATTGGCACACCAATCAAACCACCAAGTATTCCACCAAAAACAGTCGCAGCACCAACACTCATTCCAACCTCACCAGGGGTTGCAAGAGGGTCAAATGGATAACGAGTCATCTCTTGAGCAGCAACAATAACTCCAGTACCAGCACCCACTCTCACAGCAGAACGAGCAATACCAACAGTTGGGCCGCCAAAAGGTAATGCTATAAAATTAATAGGGTCTAAGAATGCTGCTCCGAGATTCTGCCAGAAACCACCCATTCTAATTATTTCTCTTCTTGCTATATTTTCATCAAGAACTCTTTTCTTAAATTCAAAATGGTCAAGATTCTTTGCATCAGCAAAATACAATGCATGCTCTTCGTATCCACGAATGAGTTCTTCATCAAAAGGATTAAAGTTTGGGTCAAACTCAACCTCTTCTTTATCCTTAAACTCTTGAAGAATTTTAAACTCATCAATATTCTGTTCTTCTGGTTGATTACGCAAGCCATCATAAGTAACTGGTGGCATACCAGCCAAACCCATATAATATGAAAAAGGTCTAGCAAATCCTTTTGTGTTAAACTGTAAATCTTCATTAAATGCTTCAAACTGAGAGTCATAACTAAATCCAAACATTGCTTGGGTAGAATCCCAAAATGATGGTGCTAGTTGTTCTGTTGGAAGAAATCCTTCTATATCAGCAAGACCACTTGGTCTGTACGCATTATCAATAAGAAATTCAGTTTTCTCACTCATCTAACAAATAATCCATAAAATCTATTCAATGCATCTGTCCCAGTTTCATTTAATCCTTGCTCTATTTGTTCTCTTCTTTCAACCCCTGGTCTTAACTGCTCCCTAAGTATATTGTCATATACTCCATCTTTATCAAAAGCAGCAGCCAAACTTCCAAGTGAAAAAACAAAAGGAAGTGCATCACCTTTAGTATTAGTTACAATTACCGGAGTAAGAGTTTCATTTGCTGTAACTCTCATTGCCTGATAAATTATTTCATTTGCATTTGCAGTTTCATAAGCAACTAGAACTACTTTATCAATACCCTCTTTCTTAGCTTCTTCTTTCAATCTTTCTTTAAATATCTTTTCAGATATATCTTTTCCAGCCTTTAACTCTTTAGCGTAACGTCTTTTGAATTGTGTAGGTAATGTATTTATTTGTGCATACACTTCATCAGTCGGTAGTGTTTGTCTTGAGAATTTATATTTTTTTAGAAACTCATCTGTCTGCACAGCATTAAAATCAAATACCATATTTGGAGGTAATCTATCATTTACATAGTCTACCATAGCAAGATACTTTGCTTCACCTAAATGTATAGCTGGATGGAGTCTTGTATGAGTTGTAGAAAGAGTATGCATATTAGAAAAATCCAATACATTACCATCAGATTCCATATAGTTTGTTTCCATATACTCAGTTAACATTGTTTTGAACTGTGAATAATATTGCTTCAATCCAGACTTATCATTGCGTAATTCTGCATCCATTGCAGCAACACTCCAAAAATGTTCTGCTATATCTATTATTTCTTGTGGTGGTTGGAATAAAGATAATGCTGCTTTGTTATCTTTAGCTGGACCGAATATCTCTGTACTGTTTATTAAATCTTTAATTATTATTTCTCGATTAGCTTCTGTGGGGGAATAAAGAGTTTTGATATTTAGTTGCTTTTTTAATATTTTAAAAGCATCATTCATCTGCTCATTTGTTATTTGACTATAAGAATTAAGCAAGTCAGAATATGGTGCATCATACTGAACCATAGTTGCTGTTCTTTCAGTAGGCATACCAATACCTTCATTATCTAATAAATTAAATGCTTGTTGATTTCCACCAGCTCTAAATCTAAGAATATGATTTATTGTTCTTAGTTCTTTGAAACTATCATTTATACTTTTAAAACCATAGTTACCAGCAAACTTATTAGTTCCCTTATATCCTATATATGAAACTTTTCTTCCATTTGCAGATGGCTGTGACTCAAGATTTATTCTATGAGTATCCATTGCTTTGAGAACAGACTCTTCAGCACCACCCATCATATTATATCCATCAACAAACTGATGAGGTAAATATCCCTCACCAATCAATTTATACATCAAATCAGTAACAGGATTCTTTTTAAGCGACTCTTCAGAAAAATAAAAACCCTTCATGTTTTCTTCAATAGTCTTATCTTTATCAATCAAACCTAAATTATTTTCATCATTATATTTTACAAGAGCTTCGAATAATATATTGTCTACCAGTCTTGAAGCTTTCTCATCTCTTTTCAAAGTTCCTTTGATAATATTATTCATATCATTTGCTTCATTTAGTGCTTCTTGTCTACCTGATTGTTCACTAATAGTGAGTGCTATTAGCTGTGATATAGAAGTTTCTAAATCTGTTCGTACTGGTTCAAGTTGTAAATCATCTCTTTCATAGTACTTTTCATAAGCAGCCAAATACTCTGGTTTAATTTTTGATTTAAGTTCTTCATTTGGATTTCTTACATAGCTTAAGAAGTTCTTTAGGTCTGTTGATTTCTTAGCATTGAGAACAAAGATACCCTGTTCTTCTATTTGATTTGGCTCAAGTGCAACAGATTTAGCAACCTCTCCAGCCACAAGTTTATTTATTTGTTTACCTAATACTTGTTCTAATCTTGCTCTATCAGCATTTACTATTGTACCAACATTCTTCGCACCACTTTCGGTAGCCCAATTTGAAAACCTTTTAATAAAATCATCGATAGTTTTTACAGCATCAGTAACGTCTTCATCAGTTCTTACTTCAAATAACTCATCTTCAATCACTCCTTTTTCTAACTCATATTTAAGAAGTTCTTCTCTTTTGCCCTGAATTTTTAATTCATTTTCTTTCTTTTGAACATTAGCTTCTATTCTTGATTCTTCTAATTTTCTAGTATTCGAGTAATTAGCTACTGCTGTTCTTATCTGACCAATATTATCTTCAGACAAAACATTTGTACTTGCAACCTTGTTAAAAAATTCAATAACTTTTTTTCTTGTTGGCTCATCAAAGTCAACTGAATTACCGCCAATATCAATATAAGAACGTAAATTACGTTCATCTCCATCTTGAAGATATAATGTTATTGCTTCCCAAGCTCCTGATGGCAGTATATCTCCGTTACTATCTTTTATTCGCTTAACTTCTTTTGCTAGTCTAATTGTAGCTGTTTTTGCAAGATAACCTTTTTTCTGTAATAACTTTTCACTATTAAATGCATCATTATTATCTGTGCTTAGTTGCTCAAACTTTTTTTCCAAAGCATTAACAGTTTCAGAAGAATATGGAATGTTTCTAAGACCTTCAATATCGGTATTAACAATGCTTAGTATTTCATTTGTTTCCTGTCTTTTTGAAGAACTAGATGGTTGAGAACTTGTAATTATTTGTTTTGTTAATTCTTTATATTTTGTAGAGAGAGCAACAAGACTATCCATCTGCCATCCCTCTGTACTATTTAAAATATCATTTAAGTCTGCTAGCTGTTCAGGATTGCTTTGTAAATTTTCACCAATGTATGTACCACCAGAAAGCAAATAACCATGCATATTATCAACATCTAATTTACTTAAACCTTCTTCACTATAAAGTTTAGCAACAGTTGAACTCAAATCTAAATTTGCTATTTTTCTTGAATATGATTGTGCTAATCCTTTTACTCTTGCTTGACCAAAAGTATTTTCTAATTCTTTTGAAGAGGTAACTACATTTTCTAATTGAGCCCTTATTCCAGCCATCAGCATTTCATCGCCTTGACGTTTTGCTTGATTATATTTTGATGCAAGACTTATAAACTCTTCTTCAATCATTCTCATACTTGCAAGGTTTGATGTTTCTCGTAAACCAGCTTGTATATTTGCCTTACCTAATGTGAGAGTATCAATACCATCATTCTTAATAATATCTTTAAATTCTGCTGGTGAGTTATCTACTAATGTATCAACATACGCACCAAACACATTTGCATATAATTCATCACCACCAGCAACATCTTTATATTTAAGAGCTAATTCTTTATGCTTTACCTCAATATCTTTTTGAATACTCCGCATAAATTTTTTATTAGCTAAAGTTTTGAATGACCTTCGTGCATTTGCTCCTAAGTCTTGAAACTCTTTTGTATCGTATGCTTCAAAATCACCATCAGCATTTAGTGTGTAGAACTTTTCCATAGGCATTGTTCTTGCAGCTTTTTCACCAGCTTCAGTTGATGCCAACTTCATTTCTTGCAATGCTATATTACTAAGCTTTTCAGCTTCTGCTGCTACACCAAGAAGCGATTGCTCCACAGCATTAGTACGTTGAATAACTCCTATAGGTTTGTTATTGAATGTAAGTTTTTGTTGTTTTAAATTTATAACCATTATGCGTATGTCTTGTAATCATGAAATGCTTTTATACCAGATGATACTGCTCGTAAGTATAGATATTGTGCTTTTGCATCACCCTCTATTCTAACTTGTTCTGCTTGTCTTCTATATTTATCATCAGTAAATAAAGCTTGCCTATCTAATCGAACAATATCTTTACCTACAGTTTTTTCTTGTTTCTTTTGAAATGCTCTAAAGCTTCTATCAAGACCAATATCTCTAGTAGTTCCACCACCTAACAAAGCTTCATTCTTATTCACATCATCAAAATAAGCATCCATCCTATCATTATGCTTTTGTAAATACATAATCTCATTACGTTTTTTATCTTCTTCAATCTCTCTTGCTCGAGAGTCTGCTTGTTGTTTTGCTGCGTTTGCTGCCGATGCAGTTGCCATAACTCCAATAAGAGAACTGGCTAATTGTAAAAATGGTAAAAATGGCATTAGAAAGCTACCTCCGCTACTATTGAATTAATCTGTAATGCCAATGGTGCATTCTGTGTAATAGTTATTTGTGGGTCACGACCAAATCCCAACAATCTAAATTCTTTCTTACCAGTAATTGCATTTCTTGGCTGGCTCATATCATCAGTTACCTGACGTATAATTAAATTAGTATTATTTACAGTAACGGAAAGAGTATTGTTCAAATCAAGAACAACTCTTTGTACTGTTCTAAACTCTCCAGTTAAAGGTCCATCTGCAACTACTGCATCTATTGGATTTGTTTTCAAAGTAACATCAAACTTCAGACCTATCTCTGCTGAAGATATAGAAGAGTCTACTGACGATACGTCCACATTACCACCAGACACAGTAAAACTCCCAAGATAAAAAGTCCCATTGACCACATCAACCACAGCTCCGTTTGCGAAATCGGAACTAACGCTGAAGACCCCATTAGTACCAGAATAAGTTTTAGCCAAATCAGTATTAAAGCTATTGCTAAACTCACAAAGAAAATATTTGTTAGTGCCGTCACCTTTATCAAATTTAACAACTGCATAAACACGTGTATCAATTACACAGACTGAATGAAATGAACCTTGACTTGTAAATTGTGTCCATCCAGCTCTTTGCTCCACTCTATTAGAATTAAACACAGCTATACTACCATCAGCATCAACAATAAATAAATAGTTTTCTGCACGACCTATTGCACCAGAAAGCATAGCCATTTGTATTGGTGTATTTATTAAATGACTTGATAGCGTTGAGATAGGTTGACCAGTATATCCTTTCACAGCATCAGAAAATATGAACTCTCGTACCATAGAACCTGATGAATCTACAAATACTGTTGCTCCATCATATAAGTAAGGTCGGAGAAAAGAAGAACCAAATGATGTCTGTCGTTCTATTGATGCGTTAGTTGGTGTAGTAACTGCACCTTGTAATGCTGGAACTATAAACTCATCTGTTGATGTAAATACATGTAAATCTTTATTTGATATTATGTGACGAATAGTATTGATGTCACCAATACTTGCTGTCAAATCAAGTGCATCATTATCTGCCGCTTCTCCTACATCAAAATTAAAAAACGTACCAGTCTTACTTCCCCATAATCCATCAGGTTGTCCAAGCGTTCCACCATACCATAAACGATTCTGATGAAAGGCTACTGCTGCTGGGAAACCACGCAATGCAGAGTATGACTGCTCAGACCATTCTGTAACTGGTGCATGCGTTTCTAGTGTAGGTGTACCTCCACCAGCAGCAGCAGATGTTGCATTTGCACCAGCAGTAAATGTAAATGTATTGTCATCTATAACTTCAGAAACTGTTCTTGCACCATTAAGATTTGACCTTGCTATGCCACCAACAGCAGAAGCATTATCAACTGTAAATGCTGCGTTTGCTGCCAAACCATGATTGAGTAATGTAACCTCCACAGTTCCAACACCCTCACTTGTTCGAAATGAATCAACCTTTAATCTTCTTTTTAAATTACCAAATACTGTGCCAGTTGCTTGTGTTGCAGATTGCACAGAAGTAATTTTAAACTCTGAATCATTGTATCTAAAGTTTATACCAACATGTAATGAGTTAGGATAATCACCACCAGATTGTGAACCAGTGGTATCCCAGTAAGCAGAACTTGTAGTAAAAGTAACACCACTACCACTTGTTGCACTTGGGTCAAGAGTTACACCAGGGGTTTGAAAACTAAAGTAAGGTTGATGCACAATTGTATTTGCTGAGTTTTGGTCAAATGTATATGTTTCAACAGCAAAAGAAGTAAGTCCTGTTCGCACAAGTTTTCTTACCATAAATGTTTGGTGAGCAATAAACATTGTATCACCTGACTGTGCATAGGTAACTTCATGAATATTATCGTGTGTAAAAGGTAATGCTGCACTACTACTATCTTGTGTGATAGTTGTTGCAAGCGTTACATTAAAAGATGTGTCTACTCTAAACACTCTTATCTTTAGATTTTCAAGAGAGATAATATATCGTTCATCATCTGAAAATATATAAGGTATTATTCTATGCTGTTGAGTTTTAGAAGTATCAACAGTTGTATCAAACTCATATATATTACTAAGACCAGCTCGTTTTATAACTCCACCTTCAGCTCTTAGAAAAAAGTTCTCTACCTTTTGTGCAGAGCTAGAATATACTTTTGAATCTGTTCTCGATATAAGTGATGGACTAACTTCACCAAACTGAAAGTTGGATAAAGGAACTCTTAGCTTTCTCATTCCTATCTCCTATTCTGAACAAAACGACCAGTTATTAGTTTTCTTGATGTTTGTTGTTGTGAGTCTACACTTCTTGCTTTTCTCATAGCAGCATCAGCTAATGTTGCCATTGTTTGTGTAAGAGAACCATCTCTTGCTATTGATGTAGCAAATACTTGTGCCAATCCATAAGCAACTGCCATCACAAAATAGCTTGGAAAAAATTCTTCTGTTTGTCTAAATGTATAATCAGCTACAACTGTATCTGTTGTAGTTGTATCAGCATATATCATATCGCCATATATTTGATATTCTATTGGATTGTCATTAACTGTTATTGCATGAACAATTAATGTATCATTAGGTTGTTGATATGCTAAATCAAATCGTGCTGTTGGTGCATCAGTTAATCTATTCAAAGCTTCTTGATTTGTTGCAAATCTCCATCGAGCATTCGTTAAAGATGTTTGAACTACGTCTTCATAAATATTTGCAGCAACCCTTGCTTCTGTTGTTCCATCATCAAAAGATGTAATAGGTTCTGCTCCAATAAAGATTAAACCTCTATTACAAATGTCAATTGCTGTATCTGATTTGGTACTGACTACTGCCATATTAGAGTAGGGGGATTTCTCCCCCTATCCTTAATCACTATCTGCGGTACTTAAATCAGAACCATCACCACAGTCAATAGCTGTAGCAGATACGGATTTAACAACAGTTGCAGATAAAGTTTTATGTGTTGAATTAGCATCACATATTAGTATGACATCACCCTCGTTCATCATCCCAAGAGCAGACTGACCATTCATTTCACCACCAGTAGCATCAGCAGTTGAAAAATAGTTTGCTGCTCTCACAACAGATAAAGCGTCATTAGATGTATAATACCAAAGGTTGACACCACTTCCACCAGCTAATCTGGTGAGCTTACTCATATCAAGAGCCATGATTACCCCCTATTAATTATTATCTAAGACTTCATAGATACCATTGTCATCAATAACAACAGCACCCATTGACATCATAGATGTTGCAAGATGAGATGCTTTCTCAGGGATATAGTTTATCTCTGTGGAAACATCAGAGTTTACGCCTAATCCTACAGCAGTAGTATGATAAGCCATATTCTTACCAGCAGTAATTGCAGAGGTAGAGAATATGTTGAAGCCTAGAAACTGCTTCATTGTCATACCACCAGCGAATGGTAGATTCTGCTCACCAACAAAGTCAGATGATGCAAACTCATTAATTAAGAATAAGTCTGCAAATCCCTTTGGGTGCATAGCAAGATAACGACCACCATCCTCAGGAATGTTTGCAGAACCAAAAGTTTCAAATAATGTAAGTAAGTCTGCTTTTTCAACAGCACTACTTGTATCATGTATTTGAGTTGAGTTAGCTCCAGCATCCATTGCTGTATACAGGATATCGTCAGTTTTTCGACCAAGAGCTGCTGCTGCTGACGTTGCAACTGCTTGTCTTTCGTCGATGTTAGTTTTGAGTTCATCTAGTTTGTCGATATATTCGGCAGCATAGAAATCACTCATGGTTGCTTCCACAGTTGTATGTGTTAGCTCCATAGGTGTTACCATACCATTTCTCGATTTAGTAGATGCAGTACCAGTTCCAATCTTTTGAAAACGAACTACGTTTCCAGCTACATTGCCAACAGTACGCACAGTATTCCGTAGTTTAGAACCCATACGCTGATATGCCATGTGAACATCAGACTCGAACTGTTTAATAAAGGCTGTATCAATTGTATTTGCCATTATTCAGCTCCATTGTTAAGTTTCAATTACGTCGCTGATTGTCCGTTTTGCACCTCAACATGATTGTCCACAAGGGGTCACTTAGTGCATAGTGGGTCTTGACTTACTAATTCTTTGCTCAAAATTATCCAAATTGCAATAGAAAAGTTTAATGAAGGGTGTAGAATTAAAGTAATATGGGTCATCTTCTTTAGAAAATCCCATAGATTCTAACCATTTTATTGTTTTTATTTGGTCTTCTGGTACATAGTTTTCTACAAAATCGTAGTCTATTTTTAGAAAAGACAGTATAAGTTTGCTGTGTTTAAAGATAAATAACCAATGTTTATCTATCATATCTGTGCCAAGAAACCATATTTTACCCACATGCATCATCTCATCAAGAGGTGTTACACCGCACATTGCAATGGGTTTACCCTTATGCGTAATAGTAAAACCTTTAGCACCATCTTCAAGAAATGGAACAGCAAGTGCCATCTCTGGAGATGCACCAACTAATGCACATTCTCGAACATCAGAAAGTCTTAGTTTATCAACAAGGTGGTCTACATCAGAAAGTTTACATGGTCTGAACTCAAACTGTCCTTTCTGAATGTATGTCATTTATTAAATAGTTTTTGAAAACCTTCTTCTACTTGACGAACATAGTTTGGGTCACGCTTTGTCATGCTCCAATATCTTTCGTCTTTCATCATCTCTCTTAGTCCAGCTTCATTTTGCTGACCAGTAGGTGCAGCATCACCAATAGACTGGCTACCTTTCAAAGCATTAATAACAGTTTCCATAGCCTTAACACCTTCGGCTGTTGAACATAATGTTGCAATCTCAGCATGTTGTTCTGGTGTAAAGAACTTATTCGACCATAGTTCTACTGCTTGTACTCTTTCTTTTGCATTATCACCAAGTGTTTTCATTTCTGCTTCTGGGTCAGTTGAGCCAATGTTCATTGCTTTTTTATACATTTCAATGCCTTCAGCAAACTCATCTTGGCTATATCCATTTTCAAATGACTGGTCAGCCCACCACTCAAGCAACTCATTACTTCTTGCTAACTCATCATCAATACCTTCTGGTAATATATAATCACCTTTCTTTTCAGGTCTGTCTTTATATGCTTCTGCTTCCAAGTCTTTCATTACTTGTGACTTTATATCATCTTCTTTCTGACTTAACTTACCTTCAAGTTGAGAGTAAGAGTTTGCCATATCTTCTGCTGATTTAAACTTCTCAGGCAACCACGCTGGTCTTTCTCCCATAGATTCAACACTCTGTTCCTCTGTTGGTGCTGATTCACTTGTAGGGGTTGTAGGGGTTGTAGGGGTATTATTTGTTTCTATTTGTTGTCCGACTGTTGTTTCACGTGAAACATTTTCTTCTGTTGTTTGGTCTTCACTCATTTCAATCCTCTCTTGCTACTTTATCACCATGTGCTATTCGTCTTTCAATAACACCTACAATAAACCTCGAACCTTCTGCATGTCTTAAAACTTCATCAGTTACTGCTGAACCATGAACTGCTTCAATGGTTATACTGCGTAAATATTTCAGCACCTCTTTACCAACTGGTGAGTTAAATAAAGCATGCATGTTAAGGCTTATAGTATCCTCATCATCTTTGCTTCTTGGGAATCCATCAAATCTACTTGAAATTGCTTTTGTTTCATTCTGCAGCGATTTGTTCATTTGGTGCTTCCTCCATTCCTTGACCCATAGCTTGTTGTGGTTGTTGCATTTGTTGTTGTGCCATCTGTTGAGCAGCAGCAACTATCTGTTGTCGTTCAGCAACATCTCTTATTAGCGTGTCAGGAACACCAAACTTCTTAGCTAGATGTGCAGCAGTCTGTTCACTATTAACCAAAAGATTAACTACTTGTGGACCAAATGCTCCTCCAACTAATTCCAACCATCTTGCTATAGCAGATATATCTGAGTTTGCTTGTGCCTGTGCTAATGGTGATATTGATTTAACTTTTATTTGTCTGCCATTTAATGTTGGCAGTTCTATGCGACCTTGTTTCTTAAGTATATGTACCACTCGAGCTAAAACTGGCTGTACCATTTCAGCTTGTAATCTTCCAAAAGCAGAACCCATACGTCTACTTAAGTCTGCCATTCTTTCTGCAACTTCAGTTGCACTAGCTGGTGTTCTATCTGGATTACCAAGCATATCATTATACAATGCTTTCTTAATATTATTACGCATGTCACTCAAAATAAAATTGGTAAAGTTCAAATCACCAGCTTGTCGAATAGGTTGTAGTCCTTGTGAGTTTGGTGCTTTGGGTATAACAGTCCCTGGCACAAGATTGATTGTATCTGGATTGATAACACCATCATCATCCATTTGATATATACCAGCTATTGCCATAGCAGCATTCTCAAGAATATCTTTTACTGTGAGATTAGTAGTCTTGATTGCACTTAATGCATTGAATAATGGACCTCTTCCATATACCTCACCAGAACATGTATTCCATCTAAAACATATATATGGATTACTACCAGTACCACTTAATGCTTCTGATTTAAGAACTGTCTTTGTTGCTGTTTCAATACATACATATAAAAAAGCATCTTCATTTAACTTTGAATAATCTTTACAAACAACTTCTAATAGTTTTGTTTTTTGGTCTGGACTAGCCATCATTGAATTTTGCAACTCTTGTGGCAACTCAATATCAGGAAATAAAATATGTAAATCAGAATATCGAACACTTCTTTCTCTATATACATGGTCAATATTATCATTCGGACCAACATCAAGAACTACATGCGGTAATGGTATAGCAGAAAAAGTAATTGGATTAACAGCATCCCCTTCAGAAACATAAAGCACACCAGTACCAACAGCCAAGTCCATAAATGATTCATGAACCTCTTGTGAAAAGTTTGAGTTCTGTAGTATCTCAAAAACAAACTCAGTTATTTCTTCAAGCTGATTGTTGATTGCATCTCGTTCTGATTCTGGTATTTCTGAGCCAGCAGTAAAATCAGCCCAACGAGCAAAGTTGGGGACAAGTCCTTGTTGGAGTCTTGATGCAAATTCTTGTACTCCAACGACAGCAGTTTCATCAAATATCTTTTCATCTCTACGTTCTCCTATGGTCTTAGACTTAAATGTTTCTCGCATAGGCATAGTAAATTCATAACAATCATCATATACATCTTCAAAGTGTTGACGAATAGCTTTCGCCTTTTCAAACTTTTCCATATAATATTGAGCTAATGCTTTTGGTTCTGTTGGCATACCAATATGCATATTAGTACCTTCTCAATCCTGTAGGTGTTTGCTCTCTACCCTGTGAAAGAAAACCAGACCCCCCTGGGCTGCTTGTAAATAATGAACCTCGACCAACTCTTCTTCTAAAGACTGTTCCTCCAGTATCGTAAAATAAACTTGTTTTGACTGGTGCAGACGTTTCTACTTCTTTCTCAAGAGCTTCTTGTCTGTTTTTTATTTTTACTTCTTCTTCTTCTTTTTTTGCTTGTCTAGTTTCTTCCTTAACCTCTTGTCTAGGTTCAGGAGTTCTACTACCACCACCACCAAAACACATGTTTACCTCCTTAAATCATTTCCAAAAAAGGTTCTAGTTCTACTAATACTAGGTCTTTTAAATAAATCAAAGCCTTTTCTTGCATTGAAAGCTCCTAAAGGTTTCTGTCCAGCCATCAAACTTCGCCCTTCTCCAGCACCTAACATCAAGTATTGCAAAGCATCATGAATATGAGAATACATATTTTTCTCAGGTTTATCTTCATATCTTTCTCCAGATACTTGCATTCTTCTATAGCAGTAGCCACCTTGAAATCCTTTGATAATCTGAGGACATCTTCTATCTATTAACAATCCAGATTTACCATCTACCATCTTAGTAAGTTGTGAAGAAACAGATTCAAGTCTTAAGTCTATGCTGTTGCTAGGAGCTGGCGTTGCTTTTAATCCAGCACCTCGCAATATTCCAAATGGTGTTGTTTCATCTGTCTGAGCTCTAAAGTCACCAGCTGGGTCACCATAAATATACACATCAAGATTATTAAATCGTGTAGCAATTTCTTGTCTAAGAAGTTCAGCAAAACGAACTATACCCATATCAATAGCTACAATCTCTGACTGTAGTAACCACCGACCTCGAACTTTCTGTCCAAACACAGCAGAAGGAGTAAGACCAAAATCAATTCCAATATAAAGAGGTACACCAGCAGCAATAGGTATTTCCTCTTCTGCAATATGTGTATCACTTACAAAGTCTGGATAAACTGGTTTACCATCTTGAATCATGCCAAGCCTATTCATAACATACACATCTATCCAACTTTTTGTTTTACCTCTTACAATATTTGGATAATACGTTTGTAATATGTTCTTACTGTTTTCTGCTTTAGAGGTTGGGGAATAGGATAATACTTCGCCCTTTTCTCCTAAGTTTTCTTTCATCGCTGCTGGTTGTGTATAGAAAGTCCAGTTATCAGGTTTGACTAACATGGTCGCTTGCTCTCTAGGTATGTGGTCTGGTATCGGAACTTCACCTGACATGATAGCCCACCAATGGTCTTCTTCTGGTGCATTGGTATCACAGATAACACCTGACCAACTAGACCCACCCTCTCTCATACTTGGATATCGACCAACACGCATAGTACACGCATCAATAATACTTTTAGGAATTTCTCTTGCTTCGTTTACCCAGATACCAGTTAGTTCCAATGACAATAACTTCTTCACATCTTCTGGTCTATCTAATGCCAAAAAAATTACTTCAAGGTCTAAATCATTCATCTGTATGTGATGTGTATAAGGAACAGACCAATGAAACTTTCCCCACTCATTCTCTGGAAACCAATCCAGCCAAGTCTTTATAGTTGTCGTTCTTAATTGTGGGTTTGTATTTCTTATGATAGCCCAACGAGATTTACGAATCCCCTCATGATTTTGATTCTGCTCAAGAGCCCTTCTGAATACCTCAACACAACACGCAACTGATTTACCAGAACCAACTGGACCTCTGATACCACGAAAAAAATTATTGTCCTTCATAAATTGCTTGAGGACTTCTCCGTCAGGCTTGTAATTAAAGTTTATCAATGTTGTAGTTTCTTCCGACTTCTTTGAGTCTTTCTAAGGTGTGGGGGAGAAGGGAAGCTATTCGTTTATCTGCTTCGTAATCAGTGATAAATTCTTTTGGAAAATGTTTTAGATGAACTTGCTTAATAACAATACGCAGTAAGTTCCTTGTTTCTTTATCTAGTTTATGTTCGTGATACATCAGCTAAACTTTCTATGTGACGCTGTTTTTTTTGCAATCTTCTTTGGTTGTTTGGAAACTTGTTTACCTTTACGCATGGCTGCTCTTTTCTTTCGAGTTGTTGCTCGATACTCTTCATCCGTTAAAGATTTTATTGCTGACTCTGGTAAATACCTCTCCCCAGTTTTGAGAGAGGGTTTACCAGACTTGGTTCGCCACTTCTGTCTTGTCCATGCTCGTAGGCTTCTCTGACTCTTTGCTAAAGCCATCAGCGATATCCACCACCTTTAGCTTTATATTGCTTGGCTAACATCTGTGCCTTTCGTGCAGACCATTGCCCTGGTCTTCCACCTTTACCACTAGCCTTGATTCTGCGAAAGAGTGCAGCTCTCATCTTTGGCTGTGTATAGTTTCCAGCTGCGTTAACTGCCATTACTTCTTCTTCTTTTTAGAAGCCATAATTTTTGATTGCAGTTGTTTAGGAAGAGTCTTCTGCTTTGCAGTCAAACCATTCTTCTTCGCTGGTGGTCTTCCTCTTTTACTTCCGTAAGTTCCTTTTCCCATAGGCATGATGTTATCCTTTCTTTTTCTTGGCTTTATTTCTTCGTGAGATTGCTGCTGCCTTTCGTTTTGCGTCGGCTTTGCTTGATGCTCCCCACGCTCTTAGGCTGAGAAGAAGTCTTGTTGGTCTGCCCTTTGAGTCCCTTTCCGGTCCTCGCATTCCCCCCATTCTTGCTAGGAAGCTTGCTCTTCTTGGGTTGTCCCCTGACTTTACTGGAGCTTTTAGAGTTCCTCCCTTGTAGCTTGCTCGACCTTTTGCGTTCAAGCCGCCCTTCGGATTCTTCCCTTCTTTCCTTGTCCAAGCTGGAGTTCTCGCCATTTCTTCTCCTTCTCAATATATTAGACATTAACACAGCAACACGCATAATCAATCCCTTTAAGTTAGTAAATATTTTCATCGAGCTTTTTTCTCCATAAATGTTAGTATACTATCCCTTGCTCGTGCCAAACACTGGTTTTTGACCCCCCATGTGTTTGTCACAGCTCTAGTTCAGCAGACTGCCCTAGCTTTTCACGTGAGGTCTATGCTAACTTTGATGTTTCCTGCCACACTATGCATGACCTTATCTACTGCTTTGTATCCAGCCCTATCTAGTAAATCTTTACTTGCTTCCAATTGCACATACTCTGATTTAGCATTGCTACTTAGCTTCACTATACTCTGTAGTGCTTTCGTAGCATTCAGTCCTATATTCTCAGCTATTGTACTCATCATATACTGTTGCACATGTGGTAGCTTCAAAGTCTTGCTAGCAGTAACTCTGCCAGCTTCACCTTCACTATATCCAGCATCTTTACTTGCATCTTTTATACTACATCCTTTTGCTACTAACGTATCAACCAACTTCTTCTGCTTTGCAGTAAGCTTGTTACTTGTAAGTTCACTCATTGCCTTTCCTTTCCTTGTTATTCTATGCTTACTTCCGTAAGCATTGTCAATATCTTAATTTCACTAACTGACACTACTGACTCTACTAACTAACGATTATTCCGACACTTCTTGTAGTGTATTTGCCTTATCTTCTTTCTGTTTTGTGTAAAATGCTAGTCATAATTGCATTGCCGTTCAAAGATATACCCTTTGGCAAATACTAATTTCCCCTTGCCTGTCGGCAATTCCTCGCGGAACAAATTAGCATTTGTATCTTTGCCCTATGGCAATGCCCTTCTGCCGTCACATTTTAGCAAAAACAGAAAGGAATATAAAATGTCAAATACTAAACTACAAGAAGCTTACGGAACAATCATTGATTTCTACAAAGATACATATCAAAGAGAATACGTAGCAAACAAACTACTTGAAAATGTCAACTACTCTATCACTAAGTCAAAAGAAAACTTGGACAAGAAACAAACAGAATGGTTGAACGAGTATGAGAACTGTGAACATACAGGACAATCAACTGACAAGCTTGGACAACTAGAAAGAGTTTGCCATCAGTACATACCTCAAAACCTTGAGAATCTTACTGAAACAAAGACTGCTATTGAAAAAGCAATGGCATCTCTTGGCATCAACCAAAAGGTCACGAAAACTCTTGATAATCATATCGACCCAAGAAAGCTTATCAACCAGCGACCTGACCCAGCAAACAAGCAGAAGTCAACAAAGGTTGTCGTTTAGACAGCCTTACTTCCTGAGCATGAAGTAAAACTGCTCAATCTGGGACGCGAAAAAACAAACGCTGGCATACACTTTGTGCCAGCTTATTATTTTTTCGCGGTTATCTGCGTGCTAGTCGCACGTAAATTTACTTGGTTATCTAGTTTGCTACGCAAACGAAATCATACTTGGTCAAGCTGAAGCACGTCACAAACCCTTCAAGGTGGGGTGGGAATGACGAGAAAGTGGAGTTCAAGTTTGAAACTATGTGGCTGTAACTTACACAAGTTTTTGTAGAGATTCAGTCGCTGAAAATTTATAGGAGAACACAATGATTTTTGAACTAACAATTGGATTTATTCTAGCTTACGCAGTTGGAATGATTTTCTTTCAATGGATACTGTGGAGGAATCAATGAACACATTAGAAGACATTGTTGGAGTCGTATTTATATTCGCAGGTTTAACTGTATTACTAATGATAACATAGGAGAAAGTAATGGAACAGAATCAAGTATTCAAATTGAATGATGATGAAGTGTTTATCTTAGATAGAAGTCAAAGCAAACGTATTGCACAGCTAAAGATAGACAGAAACATAGAGATATATTCAGCAGTCAAAGGCAAGTACAAAGTTGTAGAATGGGAACATCAGTATTGTAATCGAAAGTACTTTGATAGTCTATCTGATGCTATTCAATACTGTATGGATATCAAAAGAATTTATGACAGAACCAAACTAAAGTACAGTCATAAATATGGTGGAGTAAGTATGTAGGTAAATAACTAATGTATTAATTTACCTACGAGTTGCAGAGCATAATAATTTATAGTAAACTAAACATGGAGAAAGCAAATGTTCGGAAGACAATATCCTATTTGGAATAAAGTAACGGCTTGTATCTACAAGAGTGATAAAAGCTATGGCGTAAAGAATACTGGTGAAGTTGAAGTTCGAGTTGGCACATCGAACAGCAACAGTCATCACTTCGTAACACATGTAACAACAGTTCGTACTCATAATAATGGTGACAAAGAGTTTCGATTTTATTTGAATCGTCAACTGTTGAAGTGTGCAATTCTTCCCAAAGGTAAGTATCAGTTAGAGTTTAGGGAAGTTCAATCAATCCAAGATAATTATATATAAGGAGTAAATCATGGACATCAAACTAAAATCAGGTGCATCAGCAATCAATGAAAGGTTCAGCAATCAAAGAGATAAAATTGCTGAACATATCCAACGCTTCGGAAGTATCTCAGCCAGAGATGCATTCTATCACTATGGTTGTATGCGACTCGCTGCACAAATATTAATACTCAAACAAAATGGCTGGAACATTGTAACTACAATGCGACAAGTTGGAAATGTAACCTGGGCAGAGTATTGGCTAGAAGAAAGATTCAGAAGAGAACACAAGCAAGCTACTGACTTCAACCTAGCTAACAGTGGTGAAGATATGCCATTACCAAAAGCTTTCTTCAAGCAAGAAAGAGAACACTATGAAAATATCAGTAACGACCCATACGAGTGGGCAGAGGAGGGACACTAACATGACCAGTAGATTGGAAGATGTATTACGCAAAGACTATGAACGCTATCGTGACATGGCAAAAGATGAGGTACGATTCCCAAACTTCATGAATCGACAGAAGTTTCAGAACGTAGCTGATGCCATTGAACGTATTGTAGATTGCTTTGACTTTGTAGATGATGTTCGCAATGAAGAGAATCTACCAGATGTAAATGTATCAAAGCTAACTGGTCGACATTATTCTGCTGAAGAAGATGCAATCAATCTTCAACATAATAAACACTATGGAGAAAAGTAATGGTAGTAAAAATAAGATACCAAGACTTACCAGAAAATTTGAAACAAGAAAAGAGGTGGAATGTAAGAATGACTAATGCAATCAATGACAGAATCAAAGATACTATCAACGATAAACTAGACGATATGAAAGTATCTGAGTTACAATCAATGGTTGAAACACTTGGAATGAACTCAATAGTTCTTGATGAGTTCTTGCGAGATGTTGCAGCAAAAATGTATGAGAAGTTAGAAACTCATATATAAAAAAATGGGTGGCTCAAAAGGCCACCCAGTTACTATAAGGAATATAATATGATTACTAAAAACCAGATTAGAATATTATCAGGATTATACTTTTTGATAAAGGAAAAAGAACAACGAATAGTATTATCTCATCACTTACAAAAACAAATGCCTGATATGAAACAAGGAACATTGTCAACAACCTTGCAAGCTCTCGAGCATAAGCTAGGATTAATAATATCAATGCCTTGTGATGCTGTATTGAGAAGCTTGTATGCAAATCAAAAAGCACCAAGCACTACAAGAAGATATTACATTACCAAAAGTGGTAACAAATTAGTCAATATGTATTTGCAAATCGTAAAACGAGATGGTAATAATGTAGACTATGAAAAGTTATCTTCAGCAGCTTACGCAGTTATCAGAACACCAGAACGTAGACTTACGCAAGGCTTTTAGTTGGGCTGGATTATCAAAGACAACATACTATAGACAGCTTAAGGGAACGGAGTTAAGATTTGAAACTGCTATCAAAATTGAAAAGGCTATTGAACAACTTGCCACGCTTCAAAAAAAATAAAGGTTTCGAACAAAGAGCATCAGTAACTTGTGATGCATGCAATCAAGATACGCAATACTTCGTTGTCTCTGCTTATAAAAATACAAAGATATGTATGAAATGCTATGAGGAGGACACATGGTTAGCAAAAGTAAAGCAAAAGGAAGCTATCACGAAAGGTGGTTTCTAAAATTATTTAATAGTTTAGGTATACGTACAAAGAAACAACCACTATCGGGCAGTTTAGGTGGTGAGTACAGAGGGGATTTGACTGTTGATATCGGTGGCAAAAGCTTAATAGTTGAAGTCAAGTACAGAGATAGCAGTCAATTCCCTAATGTATTTAATTTACTAGAAGACAAAGACCTTGCTCTATGTAAACGCAAGAAGGGCTCTCCAAGATACTGCGTCATTATAAAAGATGAAGTATGGGAAGATGTCTTTGCGTGTCTTATAGAGCATTATGATAATTAACAAAAGGAGTTCAATATGACAAATGTAACACAACAACTTATTTCTTATATCCAAATGATAAACGAACATCAAGAGCTCACGAAGGAGCAATCAAAGTTTATGTTTGGTGTTATGGGTACATCAAATACAACACCAGTTTGTACTGGCAAACAGCTATGGTTTATCCAAGACCAAGCTAACAAAGCATGGTATGGATTCATCAAAGCCAATCACATAGCAGAACACTCAGGGTTTGATATTACTATTGTTGATAATCTCAAACAAATACTTGAGTTATCTTGTGAAATGAAAATGCCTATCCCTAAAAAGGAAGCACAAAAAATAATTGAACGGCTGCTTGAGTTCAATGAAACACGATTACCGGAGTTGATGAAACTTATCGAGCAACACATACAACTAAAACTAAAGGAGTACGCAGAGCATGACAAAAAATCAACCAAAAAATAATATTGTATCCCTCAATCCAGTAGCTGCAAGACAAAATCTTCTTGCATTTGCATCACCAGTCAGAGCAAACCTCAGGCTGGTGTGGGAACTCGATGAACTTGGATTCAAATTCAAAGGACGTATGATTGATAACATATTGGAGATACCAAGACCTACGCTTCAAGAAGCATTGGAGATAGTAGACAAGTACCTTGTTCCAATGCAACTAGAAGATATCAGGAATCGTCTTGAGAAATGGAAGTATCTTTTTCACAAACCATTTGATTCCAAAATAGAAGAGGTTCAACTAAAAACAAATGCGTATGAAGATTTGCTAGCCAAAATGCCAGCAGATTGTACGCACTATGCTTTGAATACTGCGATGCGAAAGTTCAAAATATTCCCAGCATACTTTGAGTTGTACTCGCTTATAAAAGAGCAGTATGAAATCCGAATGTATTACCAAGAATCTATTGAGAATAAACTTCTAAATAGTAGTTGACTGGTTGCACAGTCGGAACTAGAATGTCCATATAAATAAGGAGAAAGCACATGGATAGAACTACATTCATTGGCGGTAGTGATGCCGTCAGATTAGTAAATGGTGATTGGGAAAATCTCTACCTCGAGAAGATTGGAGAGAAGCAACCTGATGACCTATCAGATAATTTACAAGTACAGATTGGTATTGCTACAGAGCAACTCAATGTTGAGTGGTTTGTCAAACATCACAGCAGTAATCTTAATATGAATATGATTGAGAGAAACAAAAGACTTGGAGTCTATATGATAGACCATGTTCCTTGTGCTGCAAATCTTGATGGCTTGATTACACAGCATCAAGACAAGAGAGAATGGATTCTTGAATGCAAACACACAAATCCATTTACATCTATCAAAGATGTTATTGAAAGGTACATGCCACAAGTACAATTCTATATGCACTTGCACAGACACAGAATGAAAATGATTCCAATACGGAATAGATACAACTGCTGTGGTGCATTCATATCAATCATTCAAAGTAATGGGAGCAAGTATCATCAGTCCCATATTGAGTACGATGAATTGTATGCAGAAAAGATTATGTCCCTGGTCAAAAAGTTTTGGCTCAACCATGTAGTACCAAAAGTAAAACCTACTAACGATGGGATTGAAGACCCACCAGAGGTCAACTCAATCCCAATCGACAGAAAGGTTCAGCGTTGTATGAGTTCAAGTAATGAGTTTACCAATGATACACATGATTACATCAAGACAATGGAAGTAGCACACAAACATGAAGAAGCTAAGAAGAGATTGCTTAGTCATGTTACTGATGATGTCTATGAAATGTTCAATGACTATCTTGTCATATCAGTATCAAAGACTGGTAGACGTACAATCAAACTTAGGAAAGCAATTCAGCTTGCCTATGATATAATGAGTGGAGAAAAGAAATGACAAAAGAAAATATATACACAGCACTTATGAAGTGTGAATTCAAGAAAGTAAAAGTTGAGGGTAACAATGCAATGTTCAATGCCAAGTACATGAAAGTAAAAGATATTATACCTATGATTGAACTAGAGTTACAAAAGCAAAACATCATTTGCATTGGTACTATGAAAGTGAATGAACACAATTCACCAATACTCAATATACAGTTGCGACACATACCAAGCGATACATTCATCGAGAGTGAGTGTACTTGCTTAGACGATACTAAGAAAGGCAGTCAACAAATTGGTAGTGGCATTACCTACATGACACGATACATTTTACAACGGCTGCTTAACTTAGTGCCAGATGAAAGCACAGATGATGATGGCAATGAATCTAGCAAGTCTGGTACATTTCAGAAACCAAGAAAAGTAATTAGAAAGGATAACTATGGAATATGATAACACAAATACTGGTGCAGTTTTTCAACCGAATGGTGAAGAGCTAAGTGGTACTGGAACACTTAATGACAAGGGCAATGAGAATAGAATTGCTGTTGTCAAAGCATCATCAAAAGATGGTTCTACTGTCAGAGATATATACTTGAAGATTGGTAGAATGTGGGAGAACGATAGCCAAAATGGTATGGCACCACAGTTTACTGGTCAGATTGATTTACCATCTGACAATAGTCGAGTTGCTGCTTGGGTCAAGCAAGGCTCATACGGTACTATGCTATCTCTTAAGCTATCACCAAAGCTTGAACAAGAACAATCATCTGTTGACAATGACCTTGAATCAGATGATATTCCATTTTAGGACGTGCTTTCTCCAAAGAAGTCCTAAAACATGCTAGGGGGTCTAATACTGCTCTGCTTGCCTGACCTCCTAGCAGATAAAGAAAGCACAGAATATGATTACAAAAATGACACACACAGTTATTCTCATGCTTACCATCGACCTAGAGTCAGCAAGAGAATGCCAACGACTCAGCGAAAAAGTATACAATGAGAATAGATGCTTTGAAGCATACAATATTTACAGCACCATACCACCTCGCAAGCCAGATAACTTCGAGAACATCATTGGTTTATATATAGAAAGGAAAAAACTATGGGAGAAATAGATAAATGGAAATATGTGGTTTGGGTAGGTTCTACACCTGACTACTACACCAACTTCAAAGATGCCAAAAGAGCATACGATGAATGGGTAGATGAAGGCTATGATGATGTTCAGCTTTTAAAAGGGACTGTAGTTTTCCATAGATGTAACAACCAGAGTTCATCTGGACCATCATAGTCATCAAAGTCGAAAGCTAGTTGTCTAGGTGTGGAGCTGGAAGTGAGGTCCATCGATGAAGGGACGTCTTGATTCTTTTCGTCTTGTGTCGATGTAGTCATTCATTAAATCCTCTGCACTATCTGGTGACATGGTTAGTAACTTATGCCAAGCTGCACCCCAAACCAAATCAACTCCGACTTCTTTTGCAGCCTTTCGCATAGCATCAGCTATATTATCATAATCCACAATATCCCAAGATGGATTACTGCCATCATAAGCCATAAGGTCAACAGCGTGTGCATACCCATCATCTTGTATTAAATGTTTGCTAGCCATAGTCTGTGATTTGCCAGACTCATACAATTTCTTTTGAGTTTCCAAATCACGAACACCATAGATAACTCCAAAGTCTACATCCGTATACTCAATCGCTTTCTTAACAACCTCAACAAGCTGAGGGTGTACTCCATCCAATCTATCCAGCGACCTTTGTGATAATTTAAATGCCATATTTTTTCTCCTAAAGTTTCTAATATCCCAATCCCTATGTATGCGAATATTCTCACGACGTTTATCCCAATTACTTCCCATTCTTTCGTAACCCAAAGAATTTGGTCACAGAACGCACACCAAAACTTGCAGCCACAATACACCCAAGTGTCACCTGATACCATTCAGGCATCATTTCTAAGGCTCTGAAGCCCTGTTCTACTATATCTCTCCCCCACGACCCACAAAAGCAGAGGATAAGAGGAATGCTAAACAAAATTACCAGATATTCGTCCTTCCAACTAGACTGCGAGCCCTTCATAGCTTCCAAATCCCAGTCAATATCACCAGTCAACTGCTTCTTTTTTATCTCAAGATTAAGTTTTTGTGATTCTGCTTTGGATTCTATCCATGTAGATGCCATACCACCTACCATTGAGAGTGCCTTAAAAATCATTTTCCCACTTTCTTCATGGCTTCTTTATGTGCCTGACCAAACGTTTTTCCTTTGACCATCATCCGAATCATTGCAGCCATGTGTGCTTTACTATGATGTTTACTATGTTTTTTCATAGTTTTTCTTTGTCGTTCTGTAAGTTTATCTAGACTCATTATTAGTCTCCTTACCTAACCAGATAGCAAAAGAACCAGTCATAGCTCCTGTCACAACAGACACTAAGCCAGCTTGTTGAGTGGTTAAATCAGGCTGGCTCAATGCCCACTCGATACACCTAATGTAAACACAGGTCATAGCTAGCATCATCAAGCGTGGGAGGATTCGCCACTTGTCGAGCGTTTCTGGTGTCATCAGCCTATGTTTCCCCTATCGAGTTGTACCAATCCGTATACAAAAGCTAGTAATATAGCCATACCAACTATAACACAAAGTATTAAAACGATAACTGTAATTATCTTTTGTCGCAATACTTGTTTATCGTATATCTCTTTCTGCCTACGCTTGCGTATATCACCTTCCATTTTGAGAAGTTCGTTCCATGCCTGAACACCATGTCTAAACTTAATAAACTGTTGGAGTTCATATCGCTGTTCTTCAAGCTGTTTCTTAGCAGTCAAAGCTTCAACAGCTTCTTGTTCGATACTACCTCTGCGTGTAAGTTTAGTAATGAAGGAAGGATTCTTAGCTCTTTTCTGTGCGTTCTCGATATCAGATGCGGCACTCATCCATTTGGATAAGTCATTCCCCATACTCTGAATATCTTTGCCAACTTGAAAAGCTCTCTTTAACCCATTAAAAGCTGTGTTTGCTGTAGCAACAGCCGCACTAATTGTTAATGGGTCGAGCATACATCTTAACTCGGCTTAGTAGGAAAGGTAACAGAAGACATATCTAGCGAACCATTACTTGAAAGTTTTGGAGATGCACTAGCTGGTAAATCTCTAAGCTGTTGTCTATAGGTTTTCCAGTTATCGGCAAGAGTTACATCAGAGTTTGCCATCCAATCTGTTTCGGCAAGTAATCTATCTCTTTCAACTCTCAGCAATCGCATAGGCTCTGCATTTATTAGCTCTGTCTTTTTATCAGATACAGCTTTCCATGTTATGCCAAAGTCCTTTGGGTCTGCACTTTCGATTGCTAAACCATTGCTATCTGCTCCAGTAACCTTACGAAACATCTGGTTAAACTCTTCTTCACTTGTAGGCTCTCCTCTAAGTACCCACTGATTAATCCCTAATTCTGATAATGCTTTTGTAATTGTTGTCATTGTGAAATCTCCATTAGTGTCATTGTTGCTACAGTTGAAGCATCATTTGTATAATCTCTATAGTTTTTATTTATTTTACAAACTCCAGAAGTATTTTCTGACCAAAAATAAACCTGATATACAAGTGCATCTGTGGTACTAGGTGCGTGTAGTATTGCCATAGAAGGTTGAAATATATCCCATGTTTGAACTTCTAAATTTATTTGAAAATGAGCTTTATGGGAAACAACATCATTTGACCCTACTTGCGAGCTTGGAAAGTCTGTTGCACTACCCCCTCCTTGTGTAAACATTATTTTTCCATGACCTAAACCACTATCATTCCCACCATATTGTAAAGCTCCAAAATCAACACGAACAAGAATTTTACTTGTTGAAAACTTTGGAGTAATGCTTGTATTTAGTTGTGAATAATTAGTGGGTGTTTGACCAGTACTCAATGCAAGTTCAGTATTATCTGTTGTTGCAACTGTCTGTATCACCATACCAGCTGGCATAGCCACAGTTCCAGCCGTTGTCTTACCCTGTATTGTATCAACTTTAAGTGTACTCATTGGGAAATCTCCAGTATCTTTAGACTGCTTGTAAAATATGAGCTAGGATTTATAACAGCTACACCACTACTTCCAATTGCATAAGGTCTACCAGTAAGTTTTACTGTTTTTGCATTAGTGTTAGAAGCATCCATAGAAACTTCTTTGTTCATCCTTACATAAACATTTGTATTTCCAGATGGTACGCTATCAAGAAGTTCATAGTCTTCTTGAGCATAATCAATATTTGAGCCATCAACATTAAAATTAATAGTGCATCCGTTATTGATATTGCCACGATAAATATTAATGCAAACACTACAATTCATTATTAGAAGGCTTGAAGCAAACTTTGGTGTAAAAGTAAGTGATGAACCTCCTATATCAGCATCTGAATTACTACTTAATGATGTGTTTGTCGTAAATTTTTGGAAAGTAGTTTGCACTACCATACCAGCTGGCATCTGCACAGTACCGCTTGCGGTCACTCCTTCAATTTTATCAGTTTTTAATATTGAGGTCATTATTTGTCCTCCAACCATGATGGCTTTGTTGGAAATGTTTGCACTAACTGATGTTTATCGTCAAACGAAACAGTAAATGTTTTAGTGCAATCTCGTAATTTTTGTCTATATTCTGAAACTTCTTTCTTTTGTTCCTCAGTAATTGGATAGTCCGTTGTCATATATTTATCTGTTGCATTTAACAAAAGATTTCTATTCTCACGATATGCCCAAATAACATCTTCTACTTTAATTTGTTTTTGTTTTTCTTTATTTGTTTCTGAAATACTTACTGTCATGTTTTACCTCTAAAATGGATTTGCACCGAATACAGCAACAAACTCTATTGTTCCATATGACCCAGAACCACTACTTTCGTTCTTATCAAAGGTCACTCTTAAAACATTATTACTAGGTTTAGTTACTGTAATGTCTCCGTTACCACCATTAGCATTTAAAGTATAAACTCCTATATAAGTTGCGTTGTGACCTACTTGAAAGTTTTCAAACCTAGCATATGTTGCAGTTGATTGGTCGTGACTATATCCAGCGATAACAAAGCACCCACCATTTGTGTCAACTGGAAAGTCATAATAACTATCTGTTCTGCTTAGACCAGTTGCTCTTATTGCCATAATTGGATGAGATTGCAAACTTGTTCCAGAATCAGCAGTGTAACCAGAACCAGTAACCGAATTTGTAAGTCTTAAATTTTCTGATGCTCCAACTCTAAAGTACAATTTATTATCAGAGTGGTCATACGATACTGCTCCTTGATAAGCTTGTGAACCAGAAGTGCCATCAGCAAACAAGATATGCCCTCTTGCATCATTGCCATCATTCGCAATAGTTATTCCAGCATGACCACTAGACCCAGCTTCATAAATAACAAAATTGTCTGCTTCATCATCATAACTGCTTGGAGAGTTTGTGCCTATTCCTACTTTACCACTAGCATCTATTCTCATACGTTCTGTATTAGCAGTTTTTACTGCAACAACATCATTCGTACTTAAGTCAACTCCACTATCATTATCGCCAGTTTGATTGACTATTTCATCTACTTCTATTTTGCTCATACGACCACCAATACCCCTGACACAGTTACTGTTGCACTACTGCCAATCGTTATCGGACCAGCCACAACAGCATTATTTGTTGCATCTATTGTGAATGAATTATTTATTGTGTTTTCTACTTGGCGAATAACTGGCTCATAGCTAGTGCCATCTGCTTGTTTTCCTATGCTATACTCTGACATTATGTAATCTCCATGATGCTCATTGTGACCGATACTTTGTCAGCAACTGAACAATCTATTTGTATCTTATCTGTAGTTTCTAAAACAACTTTACCACCAGCTAACATATTCTTGCTTTGCCCTACAGCAATAGGAACATCTTTTGCTAAGAATGTTGTTGTGTTAGTTGCTGTTCGACCACCACCAGATGTATCTGATACTAATTTTACTGATGCTGTTACTTGTGCAGTATGAACATTGGCTAGCATCAAACCAATAACTACAGTTGTTGTACTACTCGGTGTAGTATATAAGTCTTCTGGCGAACCAGCACTTGCTGGCATGACATCGTGACTTACTACCTTAAATGTATTTGCCATATTATTTCTCCTTTATCCCAAAGCTATAGCCAATGCAACACTATTCGCTTCAGCAGTTGCTTCGGTAGTTGCACCAATATCACTTAATAATTCTGACGCACTTCTACCCTCGATAGAAGTACCACTTACTCTCAAGAAATCATCATCAGCTACACCAGATGTAAACGTAGCGACATTGCCACTTGATATTCCTGATGTTGGAAGTTGAGATGTAAGAGCTAATGTGCCAGTTGTTGCTGGCATTGTAAGAGTAATGTTACCACCAAAGGCAGAGTGAGCTGGTGCTTGTAGTTGTGCGTAATGAGCATTAGAACTTTCGCAATAGAATCTAATATACGACTGCGTACCACCATTCTTTAAATCTATAGCACCAGTTGATATATCTACATTACCATCTATTCTAACAACACCAGCACCATTTGGTGTTATAGCTATGTTTCTATCACTTGATGATACAATACTATGTGTAACTACATCTAAGTTACCACCTAGCTCTGGGGTACTATCTGACGATAAATTACCAAATGCACTTGCCGCTTCCCAGCCACCAGACTTATATACTTTTAACTGATTAGCTGTCGTATCAAATAACAAATCACCAACATCGAGGGAAGAACTTGGTTCGGAGGATGCTACTCTATATCGAGCAGCAAAATCATTTACACTTGAAAGATTCGTTGCAACAGAATTTACATTAGAAATATCAGTAGCAACAGTTGATATGTTTGATATAACACCTGATGCGTTGAGTGCCGCCATGTGACCGACAACAGTAGATGTTCCTAAGTTTGCCATTGCTGTTACATTTGAAGATGTTCCAAGAAATCCCATGTCCTCTACAACAGCAGATGTGCCAAGTAATCCCATATCAGTAACAACAGCACTTGTTCCTAACAATGCCATAGCAGATATGTTGCTCGATGTAGCTAACAATCCCATATCTTCTATAACTGCTGACGTTGCAAGTAATCCCATGTCTTCTACCACAGCAGAAGTACCCAATAGATTAATAGATGTAGTTACATCAGCTAAACTTTGAACAGCAGTAATACTTGGTCCAGCTTCTGCTGCACCAGTAGTTGCATTAAATCCTAATACTGTACCTACTCTTGCTGCTTTGAGAGGTAACTCCATAGATGCAGAAGCATCAGAATCTTGTAATCTTATTGACCGTGAAATTGTATCATCAACATCAGCATCTATTGCCACCAATTTATCCAACTCTGTATTTAGAGAAGAGATATTAAATGCACCAGAAACTGGAAAGTCTGTTGTTCTTTCAAGAGCTATATCTCTTGTTATTACTACAGTTGACCCACCACTTGCTCCCGTTACACTCATTGTGACTGTACCTGTTGAACCATTGCCACCTGATACTGTGTAGTGAGTAGTGATTGTTTTAAGCGTATTGTCTACAAATACATTAAGGTCTGCTGCAGCAAAAAACTCAAAGTTTACTGTAAAAGAGGTCTGTGTTTGCCCTTGAGCAACCGAATACGACACTCTTGGTGTATTATCTGATACTGATATAGTCATAACGAAACTCTACTTTCTTTTTTATGTTTAATCAAGTCGTTCATCTATTGCTGCTCCTAAGTCCCTAACATGAGATTTAACGTAAGGTAGTGAAAGAAAGGGTAATATCTTCATCAAATCACTAGCTCCTTTACCAAAATCACCATTTAACATTTCCATAATAGATTTACCCATATCAAATGTATGACTTGGACCAGCTCCCAGCAAACCAATTAAAGACTCATGTGCAGTATCCTGATACTTTGGACTTATAAATCCACCAGTAAAATTTTCTCCTCGAACAGCTAAAATCGTATGTAATGATTCATAGAATAAATCCATATAAATTGCTGCAACTCCAGAGTATTCAAAAGATTGCAACATCTTGTCTTGCATACTCATTTCATCCCAAATGTAATCAGGTTTTCGCAAACTCAAAGACCAGTAAGCTAATCCTACTCCAATAAGAGGTGCCATAACTCTACTCTTCAAAGCACCTTGAGTAAGTGATGCTGTCACTTTATTCACAGCAGCAAAAGAATAAGAAAAGAATTGGAAAGGCATACCAAGTAATGGCACATCAAACTTAACATAACCAGGGTAGTCTACACTTTCTTTAAACAAACCACCCAATCCAGCTTTATTAACTGTAGAAGTACGCAAAAAAACAAGACCATCAACAAGCTTTGGCTTATCTGCTGGTGTACCCATAAGAATTGTATTCAAAACACCACTAGCAACACTTGCTCTGAAATCATCTCTAAAAGAAATATCTGTCCACTTGTCTGTATTTGCTAACCAAAGACCACCAGCATCATCTCTTGATTTCTGTATTGTACCATCATCAACAAGACCTTCTATCTTCTTGGCTTCTTTCTTTCCAATGTTATATCGCAAAAGATACTCAATCTCAAACTGACTTGCCTTACCATATTTTTTAGGATTAGATACTTTAAGAGCTGAGTTTATATAATGGTCTATTCTTAAAATACCATCTAATCTTTTTAATGCTGTGGTAACAACAGTAAGACCATTGAGAATATAGAAAGCATTCTTTGCTTTATCAAACATGTGGTCACTCATAGAATTGAATGACATTTCATTAACAAATCTCTGATGACTTGTACCTAATGTAAGGTCGATTGCTTCACCACCTTTTGCTACTTCTTTTATTGCTGCTCTTACTTGTGGATTAAAGAATGCTTCAAACAAACCATGCATTGTTTTACCTACACCATGATTCATCATAATTACAGAAGGCTCTGCCATTGTAGAAAACACAACACTACCTAGATAACTAAGCTGTGCAAAAGTTCGAGAGAGATTAACTAATCTTTTATCCCAGCTATAAGGATTATCATGCAGTCTATTTGTAACAACTCTATCATACATAAACCTTACTTGAAGAAAATGACGTTCAGCATCTGCAACAGATAAACCCTTTTCAAATGCTTCTTCAAAAATATCATCTTGAATATCATCAATTGTTTTGAATGTTCCAAACTCTCTCTTAAACTCAACCATACCAGCAGTTTGCTGGACATACTTTTTGTAAACTGAAAATGGGTCAGTATGTATAAACTTAATTAATCTACTATTTGGTATATCAAGCACCCTACTCTTTAAATGTTTAGATATACCAGCACCAACAAATATTTCTTCTACTTTATCTTCTTGCTCGAGCAGTATCTTTTGTGTAGTCTGCCTTGCTAACTCATGAGCATCATCTCTTGTTAATGTACCTGATGTTCTCTTTCCATCGTCTGTTACCCTATATGTTGTTTTCATCAATTCAGTAGTGAGGAGTTCTTCAAACTCTTCTCTATTTGCTCGAATCATATCTATGTTGAAGTTTCTTGGAAAAAAGTTTTCATCGAAATAATTTTCACCTGATTGCTGACGATTCTTTATATCGTCTAATCTTTGCAATACTTCATTGAGTTCATCTGTTTTCTTTTCAATTGTCTTTGTATAACTCTCATCCCAAAGCTTTCTTCTTGCTAAATGAAATTCTTGCTTTGCTCTGCCATCTTTTGTGTATGGAATTTGTTTTCCATCTTTTTCAAAGAAACCTCTTTTCAAATCAGTTTCCATTTGTTTTATCTTTTCACGATTCTGATTTCTTTTTTCAATTCGTGAATCTAAATCTTGTCTTAATCTGAATGGTTTACCTCTTTCAAAGTTTGCTCCACCTAATAATCCAACAGCTTCTTTCTCAATCTTCTCATTCTTAAATGTTTTTATCATAAAATTAATTGCAGCATTTTCCATATCAGTATCGCCAGCTTCACCTCGTATATATCTTACTGTTACGTCGTGAAAAAATTGTTGCTCTGTTTTTTGCTGACCACCACCCATTAATCTTCTTGGTGTTTGATATAACTTTTGCCATTCAACTTGTTCAAAAGAAAATAAATTTTCAGCAGAACGTAATGGTGACATGCCAACTGATTGTAAATAAAAACTTCTCATCTTAATTGTAAAATCATAAAGCTTTGCCATGTGCTTTGCTTTATTCTGATGAACACTATTACCCAGCTTAAATCCACGCTTTATAAGCTCAAGATTTAATCCGCTATCAAAACCAAGCTTCAAGATATAATATTTAGATATTGCTGTTGCTGTGCTATCAGTCAGTAAATCTTTAATAGGATTAAAAATAAAGCGAAACAAAGGACTGTTAATATAAATATTTTCAGAAAACTTCAATCCTTCATTAAATTTTTCTAATGCTTTTCTTCTGAATCGTATTGCTTTTGAATTATCATTAGCTCGAATATTCAGTTCTTCTATACGATTACTAATAGCAGTTTGTGCATCTTCAAGTTGTATAATACGCTTACCAACTTTATCTACTTTTACATACTGTCTTAACTGGTCAACATGAATGCTATCTGATGGATTATATTTTTCGTCTTTATTAACACCATACTTCTCTTGTTTTTTAGTAACTGGATTGTATCTACCTTCTTCTTTAATTTTTGTAAGAAACTTTTGAAACTCAGGTGTATTTAACTTTGCTATTTCTTTACCTATCTTTGATGCTTCTTGCTCAAGAATAGGTACTTGTTTATCATAAGCATTCTTATTACTTATTAACTGGTCGCGGTCTGCAAGAGCTTCAATCTTTTTTGTATCGTATATCTCATCACCAACTTTAAATTGTTTTATTTTTCCTTCAGCTACTTTTTTAGAGTCTTTAAATATTTTACTACTTTGTGTTTGTTTATTTTCAGCTTGCTGTTGTTTTAGATACTCAATTTCTTTTGTAATCTTAGCTGTATAATCATCAACAGTATCACCAACAGAGTTTGCTAATTGTTGAAT